CCATGACTTCCGCCGTATTCGCGGACACGATGCCGCCTAAATCGGGTGCGCGTTGCATCGCCTCTCGTCCGGCGTCCACCATCAGGCCAGTAGGCTCCACCGGCACGACTTTCCATTCGCTCATTTCTCGCTCCTTCGATTCCATTCCTCGATTGCGCGAGAAGCAGCGTCGGCTTCCCATTCCTCCGGCGTTCCATCGCCTAGCGTCTGGATACGGACTTCTCCGGCCTGAGCGCCGCATTCTCGACAACAGGCCAGCCGCCACCGGAAAGTGTCGCCCTCGACCACTTCGATATTCGTGCCGCCGCAGAACGGGCAGGGCAGCGGGTTCACTCGCAGTCGCGCTGCTAGTGCTTTGTCGGTCATGTCAGTCCTCCAGCGGCAGGGTGTAGAGCGGTTCCGCATCCGCGTGCCTCGTCAGCCAATCGCTCCCGCTGCCGTTGTCGAGATACAGCCAGCCGTGACCGTCAAAGTTGTGGCGCACCGCTACCGGCTCGGCCTGCGCCATCTGCTCGATCAGGTCGGCGGCGCGGTCGAGGTCGGCGTGCAGAAGAAAGCGCAACACAATTCCGCTGCGAACATCCTGACTGTCGTCCCGCAGCCGCGCTGCCAGTGCTTGCATCTGGTCGGTGGTCATGTCTGTTCCCCTAGTGCGCGGAGTCGCCGTGCGATTTCATGGGGATGCAGCATTTCGCCGAAGAAGGTGCGGCGGCTATCCTCTGACTCGAACCGCTGCGCAGCACGCTCATACGCAGCACGCTCGCAGGCTCGGCCGTACTCGCGCATCTGATTCCGGGAGTAGGCATCTCCATACGCCCCTTTTGGCAGCGGCGGCAGTTCGTTACTCATTGCTGTCTCCCGGCTTGGGGGCGGCTGCGAGCATGGCGGTATATCCGGCTTCAATCGGTTGCCATGTCGCCGGATAGCTACCGCTCAAAAGATGCCGCTTAATCAGGTCTTCGGCGGCGGCTGAATACGCTGCGACCATCTTCGACGTCGGCTCCACCGGCACAACTTTCCATTCGCTCATCTGCTCGATCAGGTCGGCGGCGCGGTCGAGGTCGTCGGTCCATTGTTGCTGCTCGTGGTCTTGCGGCAGATGCTCGCGGTGCAGGTTCGCGTGTTCCCGCAGTCGCGCTGCCAGTGCTTTGTCGGTCATGTCAATCCTCCAGAGTCAGGGTGTAGAGCGGTTCCGCATCCGCGTGCCTCGTCAGCCAATCGCTTCCGCTGCCGTTGTCGATGTACAGCCAGCCATCGCCATCCCAGCCGTATCGAGCGGCCACCGGCTTCGACTCTGCGATCTGGCGCAGGATGGCGGATGCCTTGAGCCTCGCTGTGCGCTGCATAGCGTTCGGGTCGTCAAGGCAGTCGGCCAGCGCGAGGAGTTCGGTGCGGGTCATGTCCTCTCCTGTTGGGTCGTCCCGGCCAGATTGGCTACTGGCCGTGTCCACTCCCGCCCGGCCAGCAACGGACTCCGGGTGTTCTCGTGGGATTCCGAGCGCGACTCGGAACGCGGGACGGTAGTCATTGCGGGCGTCCCCATTGCTCGGCCATTGCTTCGGCGATTCCTGAGAAAGTCCGGCTGCGCTCTTTCCACCGATCAGGGCCGGGCGGCATTCTGTGCACCCTAGGTTCCCTGCCATCTACGATGTTCGTAGGTACAAGCGTCGGAAGGTTCTTAAGCCACAAGCAAGTCGCTTTCGTTTCCCCATGCCCAAACATCCACGGCTGTATCGTCTGGTCAGGCTTCCTGATTCTGCTGCTGATTACCGACACGGGGTTTTCAAGCGCGATCATCGGAATGGTCGCGTTTAGCAGGAACCGGACAAACTCCAGCGCCTCGGCCTGCTCGGCCTGCTTGTCCTTGAACCATCGCGCACCGGACACGGCCAGGTGCGTGCATGGCGGGTGGCAAACCATCAAGTCCCATCCGTCGCAAATCACGTCCCGCACGTCGCCCTGGTAATGCGGGCCGGGACTCTCGGTCGGAAGAAGGTCGCACGACATGGCGTCGTGTCCGCGTGCGAGGAACGCATCACGAACGGTGCCACTGTATTCGCAGGCAATCAGGATTCGCATTTGTAAACCCTCTCGCCCGCAAACACGCTCGGCAGTCTCGACGCAACATCGCTGCCGGAGCGCCTGACGACGACTGGCGGCACATACGGGCGCATCGTGTACGACTGCGCGGCCTGCGGTAACTGCGAGCGGCCCTTGCTGGTGATGCGGTACTTTGAAAACGCATCGCTCACATAGCCCTGCCGCACCAACCGATTGCATATCGCCTGAATCTGAGGCGCTGCAATGGCGCTGATCTGCGCAGACAGCTCGGCATGGGTGAGCGGGCCTGCGGCGAGTACGCGCAGAATGTGCAGGCCGTGGGTGCCGGGGTCGCGCATGGTCAGAACGGGATAGATCCGCTATCGTCAAACGGATCGTCTTTCCGAGACTGGCGCGGCGCTTGACGCTGCGGCTTGTCGTCCTGGCGCGGCTCAAAGCACGACAGCCAGCCGTCGAATCCGATTGGCAGCGCCTCGATCTTGACCGACAGCCTGCCGTCCTTCTCGATCATGATCCCGCATTTCTGCCAGCGGGTTTTCTCGTTGCCGTCGCGGTCGGTGTAGGAACCTGCGCGGGCCATCAGTTCGTGCGTTACGGGCATTACATGCTCTCCACTAGGTTTTGAAAGCGTTGATCCAGTTCGCGCAGGAAATCGACTGCGGCCTGTTCAACGGCGGCGATTTCGTCTGCGCTCGGCTCCCACTCACGGATGAACAGCCGTTGCCGACCTGGGATGCGCGGATCGAACGAAACAAACACGGCTCGCTGTCTGCGGGTGCAGGCCAGTTGCGCCAAGATTTGCGGCTTGTGCTGCTCGGGAACCTGCCCGGCCTCGATCCATCCGATATGCGTCGTGGTCTGCGGGCATTTCGCCTCAAACACGGCGTCCGCGTCGATCAGCGCATCGGGCGAACCGCCGAAAAATTCGATGGTCGGGTGTTCGATGAACCCGCAGGGGGTTAACAGCGTGCCGGTTACGACCTGGAATTCCTCTTTTGCGAACGGCTCTTGTTCGATGCCCCACAACATGAACGAGTTAACCGGGTGTGGCACCGCATCGCCGGTAAGCCGTTCGGCAAGCAATTCCTTCATGAGCTTGTCCCGCTCTGCGCTCGGCTTTCCGGTCTTGAGGAAGTCCATCGCAGCGGCCATGCGCGAGGCAGTCAGCTTGCCAACGCGCTGATTCAGCCAGCGACCGGAACCCTGGGGCGCGTTCATGCCAGCGCCTCGTCTGCCTTCCGCGCAGCAACCTCAAGCGCAGGAATCTCAGTGGCGAGAAGGCGGCGCTGTTCTTGCGAAAGTGGTTTGTAGAAGGCCCGGAATGCCTCAACGCCATTCGTCGCGGCCTCGCGTGCGTCGTTCAGCAGTTGCGGCGGAACCGCCTGCGCTTTCACTTCATGCGTCTGCGCGTCGGCGTCGTTGTCGCCCTCGGTCGGGATTGCGAAAGCCTGAAACGCGGCGTACTTATACGCGGCAGACATGGCCTTGTTCGTGGCCTTGTCGCCCGAGTCCATCGCTTCGCCAAATGTGCGCACGACGTGGCGCGATCCGTCCGCAGCGCAGACGAAATCGAATTCGGCCTCCACGGTTACGTAGAACAGCGCGCCGCCTTTCTGGCTCTGCCGCTCGACGCACTCACGCGAGAGGATGCGCGGCATGATGCAAAGCCCATGCTCGGCAAGCAGCGGCGACAGGGCGTTGTACACGTCATCAATCCCCCGGAACATGTAGCCGTTGCCCTGCGTGTTCTTGCGATCCTTGCTGATGCCTGTCTTTGCGAGCCGGGCCTGCACCGCGTTGATCGCCTTGTAAACCTGCGGCGTGTTCATCTCGTATTCCTCCTGTGCGGCGACGGTTGCGCCGAATTCGATCTCATCCATACAAAGCCTCTAGCGTGTCTGCGAGCAAATCAATCTCGTCTACTCGCGCATCCTTGAATGCCTGCCTGTCTCCGTGGACTCCATGCGGCCCGCGATGGTGAGTCGGACATAGCGGTATGGCAGTCCAGTTGCTTCCGCGCTGGCTTGCGCCTTGTCCTTCGCGCAGGTGGTGAATCTCTGCTGGCGTTTCCCCGAGCCCGATCCGCCTGCACAGCGCACAGCCGAGCGAGGCAACGCGGGAAAGATGGCGCTTGTCGCTGTTCTTCACGTTTGCATCCATGCGAGGTAGACGAACACGTATCCGATTGCTAGCCAGTCCAGTAGCGTCATGCGATCCGCCAGCAACGCACCCCGCCTTCCACAGTGCGCATTGAAAACTTCGCCGTGATGTTCTCTCGCCGATATTTATTGATGGCAACCGAAAGCCGCTTTTGAATAGTCTTCGGGTTGTCGGACTGCACAAAAAACGAATCGCCGACTTCCATCTTGTCGAACGGATAGAGGCGCTTCTTGCTAAACGGGTTCGGGATTGGGATGTTCTTTTCGATTTCCATATCAGCACCAACCAACGAAAAAGATGAACGTCATGCCGATGATCCAGATAATCATCAGCCCAAGCGCCGTCTCTGCGCGCTCGTCTTTGTCGTCATTCATGCCAGCCACCAAATAGCAAAGACTGCGAGCGCACCGGCCACGGCCCAGCCGGGCGAGGCGGGCGGAATGCGGGGGATGCGGTTAGCTCTCACAGCACGCACCTCGCGATCCGGTTGCCTTCGGCGCGTACCTGGCCGCCGAGCAGGTGGTCGGCCGCGTAGATCCATGCGGCGAAAATGACGGCAGCGGCGATGGCAATCCTCATGTCGCTGCCTCGCAAAGAATCCAGCCGAGCAGGACGCCGAACGCGATCAGTGCGGTAGCGTCCTTTCCGTCCTCGCAGCCGAGCCACAGGGCCATGCGAATCCAGATGCTTGTGCGTTCGCGCATGTCACTCTCCGATCAGCTTTCGCGCGCGAGTCAACGAGGGATGCTCGATCACGCTCGACTCGGTTTCGATTGACCAATCCACGGCAGCGAGCCGGATCAGTTCGCGCAGCGCATCGACCAGCTCGACGCGCTCCGGGATGCGTGGCAGGTCTGCGATGAAGGTGTCCATCAGTACCGCTCCCAATCGTTGCGGTCGGCCTGCTCGTCGGCCATGCCGGCGTAAGCGAGGCGCGTGGCCTCGTCCTGCACATCCGGAGACTCGGCAAGGTGGTCGATCAGCGCACCGCCGATCTTCCCAAGCAGGTCGTTCTGGCGCATCTTCGCGGCGTGCGAGATCAGTTCGCACAGCGCCGTTTCCAGGTCTTTCACTTCGTTGGCAAACGGGTCGTGAAAGGTGATCTCGTGCAACATCAGGTCGCCGCGCTTCACGAACCCGATCAGCCGCGCCGGGTCTTTGACGATCTGCGCGGCCACAAGCAGCGCCTCATCGTGCGCCTTGTCGGCCAGCTCGGACTTGCGATCCATGTCGATCAGCAGCGCGTCATCTCGCGCTTCGACTCGTGCTTGCAGTTCCCGGTGTCCCATCGCTGCTCTCCTGTGTGGCGTTGCGATGTATGGATATTGGCCTAGTTGCGCCATCCATGCAAGCGAATTTGTGTTGAATTGTTTCTATCTACGATTCGACATTAGTTGAAAAAATCAATTGCCAATGCGGCGCGATTAGGCCATAGAATAGCGGCATGAAAACCTATTCTGATCTTGTCGAGTGGCTTGCAACGCTGGATTGGCCGGCAATGGCTAGGGTCGCGGCGGATACAGGGGTTAGCATCAACGTCATCAGCAAGCTCAGGGATGGCAGGGTGCCAAATCCCCGGATCAAGACTGTCGAGCCGCTTATGCAGTATGCCCGCAAGCATCGCAGAAGGGTGCCGGCATGAGCGATCCGTTCGCGTGGATGGTCGGCCAAGTCGAGGCCGCAGTCGCGGCGCAAGAGCCCTCTGGCGCGGTCGCTTTGGGAACCGGCACCCGTTCGGTTATCTCGGCGATCAAAGAGCTAGGCCCGGTCACAGCAGGCCAGCTCGCACAGCGTGCGCACATAGCTAATCACATGGCCTGTCAGCGGCTTTACAAGGCCGAGCGGGCTGGAGTGGTGCGCGTTGTCGGCAAACGAAGCTGGCAGGGGCGCACGGTCAACTTGTACGACCTTTCGGGAGACTGGCGATGACGCAGGAAAAGCTCGTCCTTACGCACCTGAAACGCCATCGGACGATAACGCCAATGCAGGCGTGGTCTCGGTACAGCATCACGCGCCTGGCAGACGTTGTGCACAAGCTCCGGCGGCATGGTCACTCTGTCCTGACCGAGCCGCAGCGCACCGGCCGGACGACTTACGCGAAGTATCGGCTCGTCTAATGGCGGATGCTTTGCGCTGGTTTCGGATGTACACCGAAGCCGTAGATGACGAGAAGCTGCGACTCATCGCGTTTGAGGATCGCTGGCACTTTGTCGCGCTGCTGTGCTGCAAGGCTCAGGGGCTGCTTGATGGTTCTGGCGACCTAATGCGAAGGAAGGTCGCGGTCAAGCTCGGGCTGTCTCTGCGGGAGTTGGACGAGGTAGCGCGACGGCTGCAAGAGGTTGGGTTGATTGACGCAGAGAACCTTCAACCGCTGGCCTGGGCGAAGCGCCAATTCAAGTCAGACGACAGCACAGAGCGGGTTAGGGCGTATCGGGAACGGGTGAAACGTTACAAAAACGTTTCTGAAACAGCCCAAGAGACAGAGACAGAGACAGATACAGAGACAGAAGAAAAGATAGAGAGAGTTCGTTCGCCTCGCGGCTCACGCCTACCAGACGATTTTCCGTCGAATGAGTGCATGGACTGGTGCAGAAAAGAGCGGCCAGACCTTGACCCTGTGGAGTTGCGAGACAAGTTCCGAGATTACTGGTGCGCGGTTCCTGGTGCGAGAGGCAGGAAGGCGGACTGGCCGGCAACCTGGCGGAACTTTGTTCGCAGCGAGTTCGGTAGAAAGGCAAGAGACGCGCCGAAGCAGGCGCGTTACGCAAACGTCATTTCGGAAATGACGGGCCGCAGTAAGAAGCAAGAGGAATACGTCGATGTCATCGCAACTCGCATTAGTTGAACGCCTATTTGATCGTTTCATCGGCGCTTTCGGTGTGCAGAAATTTGGCGCAATGTGGGATGGGCTGGAAGAGCGGGATAACGTCATGAAGATGTGGGCCGATCAGTTGTCCAGGTTTCACCCGCAGACAGTCGGAGCGGCTTTGCAGTCGGTCATTGATTCTGGCCGGGAGTGGCCGCCGACGTTGCCAGAGTTCGTCGCATTGTGCCGGGATGCTGCGGTCACGCGAAGCAATGCGGTAGGGATTCCGTACCAGCCGACGCCGACGCCTCGTGACGTGGCGCATGAAAACCTGGCCCGCATTCGCGAGATGTTGTCGCGGATCGGTGAAGCCGGGCGAGCTGATCCGCTTCATTGGGCGAGGCATCCGAAGTCCGTCAAGGCGGTCGAATTGATGCTGCGCGGAGCAGAGCGTGACAACCGGCTGCGCGAGATCGTTCGGGGGCACGTTGAGGATGCCGGAGACCGACTGCCGAATGATGATGCCGTTCGATTGTTCACTGCGGCACTGGAGCGGGATCACTCGCTGCTGACCGCAGAAAACGAAACCCCGACGCGCTAACGCCGGGGCCTCTAACCAGCCGACTAGCAAGGAGTCAACATGGCTGACCGAAGCATAGATTACGAGCGGTTCGTGAGTCAAAAGCTCGCGATGCGCCCGCCGTCAGGGCTTGAACGGTTCACGATGCCGGATTGTCTGTTCCCGCACCAATCCGCTCTCACGTCGTGGGCGCTGAAACGTGGCCGGGCCGCAATCTTCGCTGATACCGGGCTCGGCAAGTCGCGCATGGAGATCGTATGGGCAGACGCAATCCAGCGATACACGAACATGCCAGTCCTGATCCTGGCTCCCCTTGCGGTGGCCGCGCAGACTTCCGCCGAGGGCGATCGGATCGACATTCCGGTTAAGGTCTGCCGCTCCGGTTCGGACGTTGGTTCTGGCATCAACATTACGAATTACGACAGGCTGCACAGGTTCAATCCTGAATCTTTCGGCGGTGTCGTGTTGGACGAATCCTCGATCATCAAGCACCACGACGCCAAGACGTTCGGTTTGCTGAAAGAGGCTTTCAGGGATACGCCGTACAAGCTCGCCGCCACCGCAACGCCAGCGCCGAACGACTGGACCGAGCTAGGGACTCATGCTGAATTTTTGGGCATCTGCACGCACGCAGAGATGCTTGCGGAATTCTTTGTCCACGATGGCGGCGATACGTCGGTATGGCGGCTCAAGGGCCACGCCCGCGAGGCTTTCTGGCGATGGGTCGTTTCGTGGGGCGCGTTGATTCGCAAGCCTTCCGATCTTGGGTTTGATGATTCGGCTTACGCGCTGCCGCCGCTTCACGTTCACGAGCATACCGTCGAAACAGAGATGGCGGTGAACGGGATGCTGTTTGCGATGGAGGCTCAAACCCTGTCAGAGCGAAGGGAGGCCAGAAAGTCGAGCCTGGAGGATCGGGTGAACGATTGCGCATCGATTGTGAACGCTGACGCGGAGCCTTGGGTCGTCTGGTGCGACCTGAATGCTGAAAGCGATGCGCTTTGCAAGGCCATCCCCGGAGCGGTCGAGATTCGCGGCGCTGATGACGTTGACACAAAGGAGTCTCGTTTGCAGGACTTCGCCGCCGGGAAGATTCGCGTACTCGTCACGAAGCCGAGCATTGCGGGCTGGGGCCTTAATTGGCAGCACTGCAACCGAATGGCATTCGTCGGGGTGACGGACTCGTTTGAAGCCTATTACCAGGCGGTCCGGCGCTGCTGGCGCTTCGGTCAAAAGAGGCCGGTTCACGTTCATATCTTCGCGTCTGAGGCCGAGGGCGCAGTCGTTTCCAATCTGAAACGGAAAGAGCGCGACGCGCTGGCGATGGCAGAGGCTTTGAGCGCGGAGACGCATGACGCGGTGATGGCCGAGGTTGTCGGAGCCAGCCGCCAGACGAACATTTACAACGCCGACCGTGCCGTGATCGTGCCGGATTGGCTCAGGAGTGCAGCATGAGCGCGATGGATCAAGTTGTGACGGACAAGTACACCGCCATCAATGGCGATTGCGTGGAAGCGATCAAGGGCCTTCCGGATCATTGCATCGGTTATTCGATCTTCTCGCCGCCGTTCGCAAGTCTCTACACCTATTCCAATTCCCCGAGGGACATGGGGAATGTTCGGGACGACGCGGAATTCTTTGCGCACTTCGATTTCCTGATTGCCGAGCTTCGGAGGGTCATGAAGCCCGGCCGGAATGTCTCGTTCCATTGCATGTTGTTGCCGACCACGAAAACCCGCGATGGATTCATCGGCCTGAAGGACTTTCGGGGCGATCTGATCCGGGCGTTTCAGGCTCACGGCTTCATTTTCCATTCCGAAGTGGTGATCTGGAAAGACCCGGTAACGGCGATGCAGCGCACGAAGGCGCTCGGCCTGTTGCACAAGTCCGTGCGGGAAAACTCCGCCATGTGCCGCCAGGGTATCCCTGACTATCTGGTGACGATGCGGGCTCCCGGAGAGTCCGAGCGGGTCACGCATACGCGGGAGGAATACCCGGTTGACCTCTGGCAGAAGGTTGCCTCGCCGGTCTGGATGGATATCAACCCGTCCGACACGCTGCAATACCAGTCTGCCAGGGAGCATGACGACGAGAAACACATATGCCCGCTTCAGTTGGAAGTGATCCGGCGCGGGGTCATGCTCTGGTCGAACCCCGATGACATTGTGCTTTCTCCGTTCATGGGCATCGGGTCGGAGGGCTATGTCTCGGTCGAGATGGGCCGCAGGTTCGTCGGAGTTGAACTGAAGCGCAGCTATTACGAGCAGGCCACGCGAAACCTGGAGGCCGCGACGATGAAAACGGCCGACCTTTTCGCGGTGGAAGCAGCATGACCTGTACCACTTGCCACTGGAGCGAATACGCGCACCCGTTCGGGTTGTGGTGCCGGCTGTTCAACGCCAAAGCGCAGACGGTGTGCGATGGCTGGCAGAGGGAACCGGGGGCGGAAGGATGACCTGCGCCGACTGCAAGCACTCGCAGCAAATCGGCCCGGTGCTGTGCTGCGTGCATCCATCCGAGCCAGAGCGGCCAGCCTACGGTCCACGCGCTGCCGTGGTCGTCTGGCGCAATCGCTGCGGCGGCAAGGGCTGGGCGAAGCCGTGATCCTGTACGCCATCGACCCCGGCATCACCGGCGCCCTGGCAGTCATGGTCAACGGCCGCCTGCTCGACGTCGCCGACCTGCCGGTGCGCGAGGAAGGCGGCGGGACGGTCAAGCGCCGGCTCGACGCCGCAGTGCTCGCCGCGATGGTGCGCGAGGTCCGGCGCCAGCATGGGATCGACAGCGAGCTCGCCGTGATCGAGCGGGTCGGCGCCATGCCGAAGCAGGGCGTGGCGTCCGTGTTCAGCCTGGGCCATACCGCCGGGGTGGTCGAGGCCGTCATGCTCGCGCTGGGCGTGCCGGTCGAGTTTGTCGCGCCGGCCGTCTGGAAGCGTTCGATGGAGCTGGGCCGGGACAAGAGCGACGCGCGGGCGAAAGCCTCGCTTTGCTACCCCGAGCAGGCGGGATTCTGGCGGACGAAGTCGCAGCACAACCGGGCCGAGGCTGCGCTCATTGCGCGCTACGGATGGGGGGAACACGCATGAGCACCTCCCAAATCCGAGACCTGCTCGACCAGCTCGACGAGGCCGGCGTAAAGCCCGTCGACGGCGACTGGCTGCTCGTCATCCGCCAGGAAGGGGCCTGCGCATCGTTCTGGCCGACCAACTCGCCAGACGCCATGCTGCTGCTCACCAACGCCTCCGAGATGGTCCGCGAGCGCGAGATGCGCGAGGCCAACGGGGCGCCAGCGGGGCTGCAGTGAACGGCATTACCGCCATCGTCGCCGACCGCGAGCGCTGCTCGGCACCGCGGCCGATCGTCAAGCCGGCGCCGGCCAAGACGCTGCTGCTCTTCTGGCTCGCCCGCCGGACCCTGTGCGCCGCCGACCTGGCCGAGCGCACCGGCATGAATATCGAAACCGTCAGGGTCCACCTGACCCAGCTCAAGCTCAGTCGGAACATCTTCGAGGTGTACCGGCGCGTGGTCGAGTACGACCGCGAGGGGCCTGGGCGGAAGCGGCATGTCGTGCGGTACTACAAGGCGAGGGTGGTGCAGCCGTGACGACGGACCAGAAGCCGCTCGCGCCCCGCAAGGAGGCTTTCGCCCAGGCACTTGCCGCCGGGAAAAGCCAGGCAGACGCCTATCGCATCGCCTACCCGCGCTCGGCGCAGTGGAAGCCGGAGGCGCTATGGGCCCAGGCAAGCCGCACCGCAGCTGAACCTAGGGTTTCCGTAAGGGTCGCAGAATTGCGCTCGGCCGTCGTCGAGCGCCACCAGATCACCGTCGACGACCTGATCCGCGAGCTCGAGGAGGCACGCATGCTCGCCGTGCGCGAGGGCCAGACTTCCGCCGCGGTCTCGGCCACGATGGGCAAGGCGAAGCTGCTGGGCTACGGCATGGAGAAGGTCAGCGTGACCGGCCCGGGCGGCGGCCCGCTGCAGATCCTGGGCGGCCAGATGCCGTCCGACGTGGCCGCCGTGCTGCGCAAGAGGCTGGACAATGTCCGCGTGGACAAAGGATGAGCTGGCGGCGCTTCTCGCGCTCGCCCGCAACGACCTCATCGCCTACACCCTGCTGGTGTCGCCCTGGTACAAGGTCGGCGACATGCACCACATGCTGGCCGACGAGCTGATGCGATTCGAGGCCGCCGTCGACGATCGGCAGGGGCCGCGGCTCATCATCGAATGCCCGCCGCGCCACGGAAAGACCGAGCTCGCATCGCGGCACTTCCCGGCCTGGTCGCTGGGCCGGCGCCCGGATTGGGAGATGATCTTCTCGACCTACGCGCAGGACTTCTCGGAGGATCACTCGCGCGTCGTGCGAAACCTGCTGATCGACCCGATTCACCAGGCGATCTTTCCGGGCGTGGCGCTCGCCGAGGACAGCCAGTCGGTCAAGCGCTTCGAGGTGTCTGGGCCCGGGTCGGCGAAGCGCGGCGTCTATGCGGCGGTCGGCGTGGGCGGCCCGGCGACGGGACGCGGGGCGCGCATGCTGCTGATCGACGACCCGATCAAGAACCGCGAGGAGGCCGATTCGGACGTTGTGCGGCGCAAGCTGCATGCCTGGTACGACTCTGTTGCCCGCACGCGCGTGATGCCGGGCGGCGGCGTGTGCATCACGGCCACGCGCTGGCACGAACGCGACCTGACCGGATACGTGCTCGACCAGTACGCGCATGAGGGCTGGAAGGTCGTCAAACTGCCGGCCGTGGCCGAGTCGGCCGATGATGCGCTGGGCCGCACGCCAGGCGAGCCGCTCTGGCCTGAGCAGTGGCCGCTCGCCGAGCTGGAGAAGCTGAGGCAGGGCCTGCCGAACCGCGAATGGGCATCGCTCTACCAGCAGCGCCCGGCGCCCGACTCGGGCGGCTACTTCGCCACCGACAAGATCGTCCGATACGGGGTCGCGCCGCGCGGCATGGTCGTGATCGGCGCGGCCGACTACGCCGTGACCGAGGATGGCGGAGACTATACCGAGCTGGGCGTAATCGGCATCGACCACGAGTCGCGCTGGCACCTGCTCGACTGGTGGCGCGGCCAGACGCAGTCCGACGTGTGGATCGAGCGCCAGCTCGACCTGATCGAGAAGTGGAAGCCTGCCGTCTGGTTCGGCGAGTCCGGGCCGATCCGGCGCGCCGTCGAGCCGTTCCTGCATCGCAGGATGGCGCAGCGCTCGGTCGCCTGCTGGCTAGAGTGGCTGCCGTCGATCAACGACAAGCCGACGCGCGCACGGTCGTTGCAGGCGCTGGTGGCGATGGGCTGGCTGTCGATGCCTGACCGGCCGTGGACGCAGGAGCTGCTCGACCAGATGATGATGTTCCCCTCGGGCGCCTACGACGACGGCGTCGACGTGCTGTCGCTGGCCGCCCGGGGCATGGACAAGTTCGGCAAGGGCCTGAAGCCCGAGCTTGTGGCACCGCCGCCACCGCCGCCGTCGCTCGGCAGGCTGCCGGCGCGGGTGCTGGATGCGCCCGAGCGGCGGGCGGTGAGTCGGTACAAGGCTTGATGCTGGATTAACTCAATCAGCCCCCGGTACACATGGCGCGGTCTATCACTGGCCGCCCATGAACCTGATCGCCAAGCTGCGCGCCGAGCGCCCCGACCTGTCGTTTCCTGAGCTGCTGGCATCCTCCGGCGTGCGTGCGCGCTTCGAGGGTGTCGACGAGCTTCGCGACGGCCGCGGCGAGTTCAAGCGATTCCGCGTGTACTCGATCGACGGCCACCTCATGGAAGGCCAGCCGATCCTGGTGCCCATGTCCAAGAGCGCGTTGGAAGCGGACAGCATCGCCCAGGCCGGGCTCGAAGACACGATCCGCAACGGGCGCCTGGCGCTCGAATCGCTCGATTCCGAGACCGACCGCGAGTTGATCGCCAAGCCCAGCGACTCGGCGGGCCTGACCGGCGAGCAGCGCACGATGATCGAGCGCATCCTGGCGGATCGGGCATGACCGAAGACCAGACGCCCGAGGCCGACGACCGCTCGCGGGCGTTGATCCGGCGCTTCCAGTCCTCGATCGAGCTGGCCATCGAGGACAACAAGAGCCGGCGCAAGCGCAATGCCGAGCTCGCCAAGTACGTGCGCGGCGTGCAGGGCCTGCAGGACGAGACCCGGCCCGACCCGGAAGAGGTTCGGGCCAACCTGATCCTGGGCGTCATGCAGACGCTCGTTCCGCTCTACTACGCCAAGGACCCCGAGGTCGACGCCTCGCCAGAGGAGCAGATCCAGGATCAGTCCTACGCGGCGCTGGGCGTGTTCTGCCAGACGCTGGAAATCGTCCTGAACCGGCTGTTCATCCGCGACGGCCGGCTCAAGAAGCGCATGACGCGCGCCATTCCGTCGGCGATGACCAACGGCGTGGCGTGGATCAAGGTCAGCTACCAGCGCGACTACTGGCAAGACCCGATCATCCAGAACCGGATCGCCGACGCGCAGGACAACCTCGCGCGCATCCGAAAGCTGACCGAGTCGGCCGAGAGCCAGGACGGCGGCGAGAACACCGAGGCCGACGAGGCCGAGCTCGAGCAGCAGATCGCGGCCCTGCAGGAGCAAGTCGAGGTGCTGCTCGAGGAGGGCCTGGTGCTGGACTTCGTGGCGGACCAGGACATCCTGATCCTCGACGACGGCCTGACGACGTTCAGCGAGTACCCGCAGTCGCGCGCCATCGCGCATCAGCTCTTCATGACGACGGGCGACTTCGAGGAGCGGTTCGGCAAGAAGCCCACCGGCAAGAAGTACGGCGATCGGCGCGAAGCCGCCGCCGGCAACGAGCAGTCGCAGACGCGCCAGCGCGGCGAGCGCCAGCAGTTCGTGCGCGTGTTCGAGATCTGGGACCGGCGCAGCCAGACCATCTACACGATGGAGGACGGCGCGAAGGCCTGGGCGCGCGATCCGTACCGGCCGCAGCGGCTGGGTCGGCGCTGGTATCCGTTCTTCGGCCTGTTCTGGAACGAGGTCGACGGCCAGTTCTATCCGCTGTCGGACGTGGAGCAGTGGACCGGACTGCAGGACGAGTACAACGCCATGCGCACGCAGCTCGCGCAGGCCCGCAAGGAGAATCGGCCCGGTTTCGCGTACCGCAAGGGCGGCGCGCTGACCGACGAGGATGTCGAGAACCTCGCCAACCGGCGCGGCCGGCAGTTCGTGGGCGTGACGACCAACGGCCAGCAGGCGCCCTTGCAGGGCGAGATCGTGCCCTTCCCGCAGTACACGATCGACGGCAACGCCTACGACTCGACGCCGATCCTGCGCGACCTCGAGCAGACGTCTGGCGCATCGGACGCCTCGCGCGCCTCGATCAACAAGGCCAAGACGGCGACCGAGGCCGAGATCCAGGCGATGGGCATGCAGTCACGCACCGCCTACCGGCAGGACGTGATCGAGGACATGATCGGCGAGATGGCCGAGTACGCGGCGCAGATCCTGCTGCAGGAGCTCACGCCCGAGCAGGTCGAGCGCATCGCAGGCCCCGGCTACGTGTGGCCGGAGATGCCGCGCGAGGAAATTTTCGACCTCGTGTCGGTGAGCATTCGCGGCGGCTCGACCGGCAAGCCGAACCGGCACCAGGAGCGCGAGCAGTGGGTGCAGCTTGCGCCGCAGATCATCAGCTTCATGCAGCAGGTTCAGCAGTTCCGCCAGGCGGGCCTGAACGACCAGGCCGAGGGCGTGATCGAGTTGCTGCGCGAGACGCTCAAGCGCTTTGACGAGCGGCTCGACATCGAGAAATACTTCCCGCCGCTGCCGCCGCCCGTGGACCCGATGGCGGCGATGCAACCCGGAATGGCTGGCGAGATGCCGGCTGCGATGCCCCCCGAGCTCGGCATCCCGATCGAACCAGAGATGGCCGGCGGTCTGCCGGTCGACGCTTTCAACCCTGCGGGCATGTCGCCCGCGTCAATCCCGCAAGGAGTGTAATCATGGCTGGTGATGTCGTTACCAAAGCCCTCGAGATCAACGTCTCGGCCCCCGAAGTGTTTGCCGTCCCGGCGTTCTCGCCCGTTCGGCTGATCACCGCCGCGCTGTCGACCGCGAAGGTCGAGTACAGCACGAACGGCGGCCTGACCTGGAAGACCTGGGCCTTCGGCACGCAGGCCGCCGGCTCGACGCAGGAGCAGAAGTTCCCGATCGACGTGGTGGTGCGCGGCACGGCCGTGACCGGCACCGCGACGCTCGAGATCGACGACCCCGACGCTGCCGGCCTGATCTTCGTGAAGGGCACGCCGGCCTCGCTGGTGGCCGCGCCCGCCGGCACCGTGGCGATCCGCTACGACGGCGGCGAGGACACGATCGTCTACGTCAAGGAGTCGGGCACCGACGCCACCGGCTGGTCGCCGCTGACCGACGCCTGATGACGGCGCGGGGCTTCGGCCCCGCATTCCTGACCGAGACGGGTAGCGCATATGGACCGCGTCAATAACCACGGCGCCGCACAAGGAAATCAGATCGCCGCAGAAATGCTGGCGGCTCTTGATCGTCTTCGTCCTGTGCCGCCGGATATCAGCCTAGAGAAGCGGGTTGGTATGGCGCGTTTCGGTCTCGATGCGTCAGGACTATACGGGGCAGAGCAGGTGGATGGCGTTCCGCCGGGTGTCGATGCGTTCGAGCCGTGGCGAGAAGTTACTGGATCGGCTGATGTTTCTACGCCAATCGGCAATATCGGAGCCTCCAGGACGAAGAATCCGGGTGGATGGCGCACTGATTTTCACCTGAAGAACAATATCCAGGTGCCAGTCGGCTCTTTGGATGTTGGCGCTCACATGAATTCGCGAGGCCAGGGGCGCAGAGTTGAGGCGACTTATACGACTCCGATGCTGGGAGGCGACCTCGCCGTGAGAGGTGCTATCGGCCGAGACGATGGCGGCGGGAAGCTTCGCGACTTGCAGCTTCAGTATCTGCGCCAGATCGGAAAGAACTCTGCGCTTGGCGTGTACGGCGGGATAGGAAGTTCCGGGGCGAACGCCGGACTGCAGTTCACCGGCCGGTTCTGATAACCACTCTACACTTGAGGTAGCGCATGGATGAAATCGATCCGCAAGACGGCGGCGGACTCGGAGAAGCCGAGGAGGCGCAACAGCCTGTCGCCGAAGGAATCGCCCCCGAAGCCCCCGAGGGCCAAGAGGAAGAGCCCAGCCTGCTCGACGCCATCCGCGGCGCGGTAGAAGGCGACGACGAGCCGCAGGCCAGTGGTGACCGCCCGCGCGGCCCGGACGGCCGATTCCTGAAGAAGGACGGCACGCCCGAGGACGAGCCCGGCGCGGAGAAGCAGCCCGAGGCGGCCAAGCCGCCCGAGAAGCCCGCGGACGACCTGTACAAGGAACCCGAGGGGCTGAAGGAAGGCGCGCGCGAGCGGTTCCAGCAGCTTGTGAGCGTGGCGCGCGAGCGCGAGGCCGAACTTGCCCAGGTGCGCGAGCAGTTCGAGCAGCAGGCGCAGGTCACGCAGGCCTTCCAGCAGATGCTCGTCGAGACCGGCGCGAGCGATCAGGAGTTCGGCGCGCTGCTGGACTTCGCCAAGGCGGTCAAGCAGGGCGATTGGAACGCGGCCGAGCCGCTGCTGGCGCACTTGGCGCAGCAGTTCCGCGTGGCTACCGGGCGCGACCCGAACGGCTCCGACCCGTTCGCGCAGCACGCGGACCTGTCGCAGGCGGTGCAGGCCGGGCAGATCACCCGCGAGGCGGCGATCCAGGTCATGCAGGCCCGGCAGGTGCTCGCGCAGCAGCAGCGCCAGCAGGCCGAGGCGCAGCAGCGCCAGCAGCAGGAGCATGGCTACGTGCAGAGCGTGCGCCAGGCCACCGGCCAGGTCTCGCAGATGGTGCAGCAGTGGTCGCAGCGTGACCTCGACTGGCCGCGCAAGCAGTCGCTGATGCAGGCGCACGCCAAGCAGATCGCCGAGACTCTGCCGCCGGATCAGTGGGGCTTCGCGCTCAAGCTGGCCTACGACACGATCACGCAGACGATGGCCGCCCAGGCGCCGCAGCGCCCGCCGGTCGGCCCCGGCACGCCGCAGCCGCTGCGTCCGTCCGGCGCGCAAGGCGGGCGGCGCGAGCCGTCGAACATGCAGGAAGCGATTCAGGCCGCGCTTGGCGGCGGGGAAGGCTGACTAGAAGGTTTCCCTGTGTCTCCTCCGGTTGCGAAAGCGACCTTCAGGCCCGCCGCGTGCGGGCCTTTTTTCGTGCTGTGGATTAAGCCAATCATGAATTGGCAGGCTGCGGCGTGACTGCATCCGGAGTTCGTCGCCGGACCCCGCCCGACCTGATCGGCTGATGTGCGGCTCGCCACCGCGAATCGGAGCGGAAACCCTCGGGATTCCATTCATTCGCAGGAGCGAACCATGCCTTTCACCGTCAATCAGCTAGCCGAAGCCGCCAAGGTCGGCCTCGACTTCTACATGAAGAACAACCCGGTCGACCAGGTCTCGGTCGACCGCCCGCTGCTCAAGGCGCTGCAGGCCCGCAAGGCCGAGTTCCCGGGCGCCAAGGAGTACGTGGTCGAGCAGCTGCGCGCGCGCTACGACTCGAACTTCCAGTGGTACCGGGGTTCGGGCGCCGTGACCTACAACGAGCGCAACACGATCGAGCAGGTCAAGTACCCCTGGCGCTCGGCCCACGACGGCGTGATGATCGACGAGGATCGTCTGAGCCAGAACGGCATCATCGTGACCGACGACCGCCAGGCCAAGGCCAGCGACGCCGAGATGATCCAGCTCACGAACCTGCTCACCGAGCAGTCCGAGGCGCTGCGCCTGGGCTTCGAGGAGAAGTTCTCGGCCGCGCTGCACTTCGACGGTTCGTCCTCGGCCGATGCCATCGCGGGTCTGGATCACATCGTCCCGATCAGCGCGGCGCCCACCGGCACCGGCCAGGAGGTCGTCGGCGGCCTGGACGCCTACACCTATCCGTGGTGGCTCGCCAACCGCGAAACCGGCCTGTCGAGCTCGACGGTGCTGGGCAAGATGGAAACCGAGTGGCGCAACTGCACCCGGCACGGTGGTCGTCCGACCAACATCTTCGCGGGCGGCGCGTTCATCGACGCGTTCGAGGCGGGGGCGATCGACGCCGCGACGAACGGCATCCAGCGCTTCGTGCAGACCCCGGCCAAGGGCGGCACCGGCATCGACCCCGGCATCACCGGTCTGGCGTACAAGGGCGTGCCGATCGTCTGGTGCCCCGAGTTCGACGACGACTTCGGCGGGATCGTGTCGCCGGCCACCGGCTGGACGAAGCGGGCCTACATCCTGAACCTCAAGCACCTGAAGCTGCGCCCGCTCGCGGGGCAGGACATGGTGAGCCGCAAGCCTCCGCGCCCGCATGACCGCTACGTGGTCTACATGGCGCTGACGTGGAAGGGCGCCATGACCTGCAACATGCGCTCGGCGCACGCGGCTCTGGCGCTGACCTGATCCGCAACCGCGGGGGCTTCGGCCCCCGCATCTCTTGGAGTGCCGTCCCATGATGCAAGTGCCCCTGAAGCGCGTCCCGATCCGGCGCGACATGGCCGAAACCCTGTTCGTCGAGGTCGGCGAGCACGAGATCCCGGTTCTGATCGCGGTCCACGGCGAAGGCCGGGTGCAGACCGACCTGATCGACACGAGCGACGAGGTTCGCAACATCGACGACCCCAAGATCGAATACGAGCGGCTCGCGCGCCTGTACGGGCGAGACGCGGACAGCGGCCGGGCCTTCGTGGACCTGGCCTATGTGAACTTCCGCCAGTTCCTTTCGGACCTGGAAGCCCTGAACGGCGCGCCCAAGCGCAAGCGAGCCGCCGCCGAGGCGTGAACCCATGACGCAATCCGCCACCCCGTTCAAGACGCTGGAGGCGCTGCGCACCGACCTGCAGGCGCGCATCGGCGGGGCGGCGGGGATCAGCTTCAACAAGCCGATCCTGAATTCCTTCCTGCAGTCCGCCCAGGAGGCGCTCTACGAGGCGACCGACTGGAAGCACCTGCGGGCCCGGAAGATCATCACCGTGGCGAACGGCTCTGTCTGGTATGACCTGCCGACCGACTGCAACATGGAGAAGGTCACGCTGGTCGCCATCGAGGAGGCCGGGCGCTGGACGCCGCTCGTCGAGGGCATCGACCTGCATCGGCGCAACTGGTACTCGTCGCCGGCCACGCCCACGCGCTACGACGTTTCGTGGAACGCGGATGCGGCCAGCGCCTGGAAGGTGCAGATCGAGATCCATCCCGAGCCGCTGCTCGACGGCCGGATGCTCGTCGAGTACGTGCGCACGCTGCTGCCCTTCACCGAAGACAACCACGTCGCGTCGATCCCGACCGGGCCGCTGTTCCTGCACGCGCTGACCAACGCCAAGCTGCACTACCGCCAGCCGGACGGTCCGCAGTACGCGCAGCAGCTCGAGGCGATGCTCATGGAGCTCAAGGGCCGGCATCGCCGCAAGACTGTGGTGACGCCCCGCGGCGGCACGCGGATCCTCGACGAGGACGTCGCCTACCTCGTTCCGCCGACGGACTATCCGGCATGAGCCAGATCGTCTACAGCCGCTTCGACGGGGGAATCGACCTGTCGAGGCCGGCGGCGGTTCAGGACGCGAACCGGTTTCGCGAGCTGAAGAACGCCTACGTGACGCCCGGCAAGGCGGTGCGCAAGCGCCCAGGCGCGCGCTACCGCTGGTCATGGGGTCCGGGTGTCAAGGGTCTGTACACCGGCCCGGGCTACCTCACCGGCTTCTGGGGCGCCGCCAACGAGGACGTGCAGCACCCGACCTCGGTCGCGTTCGTGCAGGACGCTGACCAGTTCGTGACCACGAAGCTGCAGGTCGCAGGGGGCGGCGCGCCCGGGAACACGATCACCGAGATCCACACGGCCTTCCAGTTCGCCGGCAGCATGTACGCGGTGGCCGAGACAGACATCGGCACGCGGCACTTCTACGCCGACGGCTCGGCCGACAACATGATCGCCGACCCGAACTGCCCGAACGGCCAGACGGCGATTCCGATCGCGTCCAAGGTGTTCGGCGGCGCATCCGACGGCGTGACCCGATTCTCTGCGACCGACGACCCGAAAGACTGGACGCTCACCGACGACGCCGGGTTCCTGTCGACGAACCGCAAGACGCGCAGCCTGTCGACGGTGGCCGCCCTGGGCGAGTTCGAGGGCTTCCTCGTCGTCTCGATGGGCGATGCGGCGCAACTCTGGACGGTCGACCCGGATCCGGCCGCGATGGCATTCGACAAGACCATTGCCGTGGGCCAGGTGGCCGGCGACACGGGCGCGAACGTCGGCAACGACCTTTTCTTCATGTCTCCGTCTGGCGTGCGCTCGATCGTCCTGAACAGCCAGAACGGCAACGCCATGGACCTGGACGTCGGCGTGCCGATCGACCGCAGGGCAATCGAGCTGCTGGTCGCTGACGGCAACCCGCTGCTCGCGCGCTACTTCCCGAGCCTGGGCCAGTTCTGGCTCATCCGCGGCGCGCGGGCGCTGATCTACTCGTTCTCGCGCACGGCGAAGGTCTACGCCTGGTCCGAGTACACGTTCCCGTGGGCGATTGCCGGGGCGGCGGACTTCGCCGGCTCGGCCTACCTGCGCTCGGCTGACGGCGACATCTATGAGCTCGACCAGTCCTATCCGGTCGACGACGACGCGGCGGCCGCGGTGACTGCCTTGGGCATCGACCGCGACCCGATCGGCTGGGCAGAGGCTTTCCCAGACGAGGGGAAGTCGGTGCCGGCGATCACGATCGAGACGCCGTTCCTCGACATGAAGGCTCCCGGCAGCCTCAAGCAGATCCACGGCATGGACGTGGTGGCGCACCGCACGGACGAGGAAACGATCGCCGGCGCCGATCGCGAGTTCTCGATCACGCACCTGTTCCGCTCGGACACCGGCGGCGAGCTGTTCGAAGCGGGGCCGATCCTGTTGACCGGTCAGCCGGACGACAGCCGGCCCGAAGGGATGATCCCGGTCGGCCTGATGGCGCCGTCGATCGCCGCGCGGCTCGAGCACCAGGTCGCCGAGCACTTCGAGCTGTCGGCGCTCGTCTACCACTTCGACAACCTGGGGGTCTACGGATGACGCCAGAAGAGATCATCGCGGCGCTCAGGGCGCAGTACGCCGGGGGCGTGGGGCCTGTGCAGCAGGCGGTCGACCCCTACGACGGCCGCCAGGCCGGCTATGCGGACGTGGGCGGGCTGCGCCTGAACTACGACCCGAACACCGGCAGCTACTACTCGGGCCTGACTGAGCTCACGACCGGCCCGGACGGCAAGCCCGGCATGTACGTGGGCGACTTCGGCCCGGACGGCAGCCTGCAGGGCGTGCGCTGGAAAGAGGACCGCACGAGCTGGACGGATCGGGCTTTGAGCATGGCACCTGCGCTGGTCTTGGGCGCGGCTGCGCTAGGTGCCGGCGGTTTCCTGCCAGGCATGGGCGGCGAGGCGGCGGCGGCCGGCGGAGCGGGCACGACAGCGGCGGGAAGTGCCGGAGGCGCGGGCTACGCGATCCCGGGAGGCATGTCGTCGATCCCGGGCTCGGGCCTGACGCTCTCGGGCATCCCTGCCGGGTCAAGCACCGCGGCGATGTCCTACATGCCCGGTACGGTCGGCGCGGGGCTCACGAATGCCGGCCTGATCGGCGGCGCTGCCGGCGGCGCGGCCGCAGGCGGCCTGTCGAAGCTGCTTCCCGGCGGCATGAAGCTCTCGGACCTGTCCAAGCTCACGCCGCTGCTGGGCGGCGCCGGCGGCGCACCGTCCGCGCCGAATGTCCCGGTGCAGGACACCGGCGAGGCGGCACTGCAGGACTCGATCGGCAAGATCAACAGCCTTTTCGGCAACCGCGACGGCATCTACGACACGGTGCGAAAAGACGTGTACGACCTGCAGGCGTCGCGGCTTGGCGAGCGACGCGAGGACACGCTGCGCAAGCTGCGGTTCGGCGCCGCGCGCACCGGCCTGACGGGTGGCTCGGTCGACGTGAGCAACAAGGGGCTCGAGCAGCGGGAGTTCGGGCGCGCGCTGATGGACGCGAGCAACACCGCGCAGGGCCGCGCCGACGAGATGCGCGCCAACGACGAACGCACGCGCCTGAACCTGATCTCGCAGATGCGCTCGGGGCTGGGCTCGGCCGATGCCACGCAGTCCGCTCTCGCCACGATGCAGGACAACCTGACCGCGGCGCGCAACGACCAGCGGTTCGACGCGATCGACGCCTATTCGGGCGCGGTCATGCCGGCGATCCAGCGATTCGAGACGAACGCGGCCAAGCAGCGCGCCCGCCAGGATTGGGGCACCTACCGCACGCCGTCTTCCTACAGCGGCACGATCACGAGGTAACGGCATGGACTGGACGACCGCATTCGAGATGCTCGCCTCGCTGGGCGGAACAGCGATCCAGCAGCGCGAGCAGCGCCAGGCGCAGACCCGGCAGGCCGCGGCCATTGCCGCCGCGCAGGCCGAGCAGGACGCACTCGCCAGGCGCCGGCAGGCGATGGTGATGGAACAGGCCCAGCGAATGGCCGTGCCGCAGACCGAACAGCAGCTTGCCCAGGTGATCCAGCCCCAGCAGCAGCGCCTGGAAGGCGTCGCGCGCGAGGCGGCCAGCGCCCAGGTGGCGCGCCCGGCCGGCGCCTCGCCGACCTACGACACCGAGATGGCCAAGCGCGCCGCCGACGAGTTGCAGCGCGCGATTGCCGAAGCGGGGATGACGGCGCGCGCGGGCGGCGGGCAGCGGCTCATGTTCGAGCAGGGCTTGCAGGGCGCGAACGCCGCGAGCGGGATGGACGACATCACCTCGATCATGCGCAACGCCGCGCGGGCCTCCGACCGAGGGATCACGAACGCGGGCCGGGTGAACGCCGGCACGATGGTCGGCGGGACGCTGCTGCAGGCCGCTTCGCCGATGCTCGGGCGCGCGGCCTCGCGCGTGACGGGACTCAACGGTTCGATCTGGGGGCGATGATGCGCACGCGCTACGCAATGCCGAACACCCGGGCGCTGATGGGCCTGGGCGGGGGGATGTCTGAGCAGGACGCCTACGACCGCGAGATGGACCGCCTTACGCGGATGGACGTGGCGCGCTCGACGATCGGCGTGAACGACGCACGGGCCGAGGCCGAGCGGGGCAAGCTCGCGCTCGACCAGCAGATGCAGCAGGCGGCGCTCGAAGCCCGGCGCTCCCGGGGCGACTCCGGCACGCAGCAGCGCATGTTGCTGCTGCGCGACCCGACCATCCCGCCGGAAGCGGCCCGCGCGCACGTCAGGCGGGCCGAGGGCGGGCCGTTCGCGCCTCCGCAGTACGCCAACCCCGACCAGGCGCGGCTCGCGGGCGAGACGCTGGCCGGCATCTTCGCCACCAGCCTCGCGGACAAGGAAACCGGCGGCAAGGACCTGGCCGACGTGGTGTTCGATGCCGGATCGAGCGCGCAGCGCCTGCGCGCGCCGGAGGTGGCCGGCACGGATCCTGTGACCGCCGCCTTCATGCTCAACGCCGGCACCGGCAAGGATGCGCCAAAGCTGTTCGAGAGCATGCCGGGCGGGCTGGGCACGTTCGGCACGCTCACCGGCAAGATGAACATCAACCAGCCGCTACAGCAGTCGGTGATCGGCGAGAACAACGCGCAGGCCGGGTCTCATTGGGCGTCGGCGGGCGCGTCGAACGCGTTGGCGGCGCAGCGGGACCGAACGACTCCGGGCGCGCCCATGGCGCCGAGCGGTGCTGGCGTGGTCGGCCGCGCGCCAATCGGCTACCGCTGGGGGCCGGACGGCGAGACGCTCGAACCGATCCCGGGCGGGCCGGCGGACAAGCCTGGCGCTGGCGGTCAGGATCGCCCGCTCCCGCCCGCCGCGCTGAGGATGCAGCAGGAAGAGCTCGAAGGCATCGGCATGGCGTCGAACCTGGACAAGGATCTTGGCGCTATCGATGCGCAGCTGGCCAGCGGAAAGCTTGAGCTCGGTCGGGCTGAAAACTGGAAGAGCGAGGCGCGTAACTGGGCCGGAATGCCGAGCGAGAACAGCACGAACTATGCTTCTTTCCTCGCCACGCTGGAGAAGCTGCGCAACGACTCGCTGCGTCTGAACAAGGGTGTGCAGACCGAAGGCGACTCGCAGAGGGCCTGGAACGAGCTCATCAAGAACCCGACCGACGTGAACCTGGTGCGCCAGCGCTTGGCCGAAATTCGCGCGATCAACCAGCGCGCAGTTGCCGAGCGCCAGTTCAAGATCGACGCGATCCGCCGCAACTACGGCGCCGGGCCGCTGGACACGACTCAGCTTCGCAGCGCGCCAGCGGCAATCGGCGCACGGCCGGGTAATGCGGCGCCGGAGCCGAGCATCTACGACGGCATGCGCTGGCCAGATGGCCGCGTCATCACGCCGACGGGCATTCTTCGGCCCGGCGACCCGGGCTGGTATCCCGAGGGCGAGCAGCCGCCGGCCGCGCCGCGCCCGGGTGGGGCGACGGGAACGTGGGGCGAGCAGCCTGCGCCTTCTGCGCCGCCGCTGAGGCTCGACGTCAACGGCGTCGGCGGCACGACCGGCGAGGCCGCGGTGAACGAGGGCCTGCCGCAGGTGATGACCGACGAGGACTACGCCGCGCTGCCACCGGGCGCGCGGTACATCGACCCGGACGGCAACGAGCGGAGGAAGCCGCAGTGAAACCGTGGGAGAAAGACCCGATCGTCGCGCCGGCCCGGCAGCCTGCGCGGCCGTGGGAAGCCGATCCGGTCGTGAAGCCTGCCGAGGTGGCGCCGCCTGCCGGCGGGGCCGTGAGCCTCGCGCCGCTTGCGCCGGCCGAGACGCCCCCGCAGCCCGAGCCAGCTGGCTGGTGGCAAACGTCGCCCCTGGGCGGCGTGGTGCGCGGTGCGCGCGACATCATGGACGGCGGCGCGCAGCTGCTCGTGCGCGGCGTCGAGGCGGCGATTCCTGATTCGTGGGAAGGGCTCGACCAGTGGGCCAAGGGCGAGGTCGCCCGCGTCGAGGGCATCAACAAGGGCGCCAAGCAGGACTATCAGCAGAACTGGCGCGCCGGGCGCGAGGGCTTCGACGGCTCGCGCCTGGTCGGCAACCTGCTGGCTGGCGCACCACTGGCGGCGGCGATCCCGGCGGGTGCCGGGCTAGGCCTTGGCGCGCGCACGGCGCTGTCGGCGGCCGGTGGTGGCGTAATGAGTGCATTTCAGCCAACCGACGCGGCGGACGGCGACTTCTGGGGCGCGAAGGCGAAGCAGGTCGGCACCGGGGCGGCATTCGGCGCGGCCGCGGCACCCGTGGCCGCCGGCATCGCGCGCATCGTCAGCCCGAAGTCGTCGGCCAACGTGCAGACGCTGATGAAGGAAGGCGTCACGCCGACGCCCGGCCAGGTGCTGGGTGGCGCGTGGAAGTCGACCGAAGAGAAGCTCACCAGCCTGCCGCTCGTGGGCGATTCGATCAAGGCAGGGCAGCGGCGCGCGCTTCGTCAGATGAACGAGGCGGCCTATAACCGGGTGCTGCGCCCGCTCGGCGAAAAGCTGCCGGCCGGGACCGCCGTGGGCCGTGACGCCGTGCAAGTCACCGACGACATGCTCTCGGCGGCTTACCGCAAGGTGCTCGATCGCGTCGGCGCGCCTGCGGTCGACGATCAACTGCTCGGAGAGCTGTCGAGCCTGCGCGGCCTGCTCGCCAACCAGCCGAAGGAAATCGCTGGCCGGCTCGACGACATCGTGACGAACGAGATTCTTAGCCGCACGCAGTACGGCCGGCTAACCGGCGATGCGGTGAAGAAGGCAGAGAGCAACCTGGGCCAGCTTGCCGCCGGGCTCCGGCGTAGCGACGACTACGACAAGCGCGTGCTGGGCGAGGCCGTGCAAGAGGCGCGCAACGCGCTTCGCACCTGGCTCGATCGCGCCGCGCCGCCAGGCGTTTCCGGCGAACTCAAGCGCGTGAACGAGGCATGGTCGAACTTCCTGCGCGTGCAGCGTGCGGCAGCGGCGACCGGGGCGGACGAAGGCGTGTTCACTGGCGCGCAGCTACAGGGCGCCGTCAAGGCGCTCGATCCGCGCAGGAACAAGGCCGGGTTCTCGCGCGGCACGGCGGTCATGCAAGACCTGTCCGAGCCGGCGAAGTCCGTGCTCTCGCAGACGGTGCCCGACAGCGGCACGCCTGGTCGGCTGCTCACGAACATCATGGCCGGTGGTGGGCTGGCTGCCGGCGCTGCGATCAACCCGACCGCCGTGGCGGCCGGCGCAATCCCGGCTGCGATGTACGCCCCCGGCGTGCAGCGGTTCGTCGCGCAGATGCTTGCCGGCCGGCAAGGGCAGGGCTTCAAAGCCACCGCAGACGGTATTCGTGCGCTCACGCCCGCGATGGGAACGCTACTGGCGCCGCAACTGGCGGCCGAGTAACACGATCCGGCCGGCGACCCAGCCGACCCGGTAGCACGCCCACTGGAAGGCTCGCCGGATCTGCGGCTTGAGCACGACCATCAGCCCCATGCCGAAGCTGGCGAGCGCAATGCGCAATTCGTCATCGGACATGGATTAACCTCGCCTTCTTTTCATGTCGCTTCCAGCGCTCTGAGGGGGCCCCATCCTCTCCGGACCCTGCTCTTGACCGTGCTGTAGTTGGCGCCAAGTATCTCGGCCCAGACAGACAGTGGGCGCGACACGCCGTTGATCTCGACGACGATATTGGTCCGTCTGTTTAACGCCTGTTCCGTCGCGTTCGACCATTTGCAGTTCCACGGGGCATAAGGGCCGTTGCCGTCAACGCGGTCGATGCTGCAACCGAATGGGCGCTCCCCCATGTCCCGTAGAAAAACAGCGAAGTCGTGCCACTCCTGCACGACAAATATCCCCCGGCCTCCGTAGTTCGCGTAGCTCGGCGATTTTGGGCTGTAACACCGGGCCATCATCGCCTTCCATGTCGAGTAAGTCGGCGCTTCAGATTGGCCGTGGTTCTTCGCGCAGCCGCATGACTTTTCTATTTTCGTGACGCGCTGGAGGTGAACCTCAAGAGTGCCCACCTCGCGTCCGCAAGAACACCTGACCAGCAAGGCCCGTTGACCGAATCGGTTTCGACCGTTCTCGGAAAGTACCGTCAGGCGACCTATCCGGTCACCTACCGAGATCCTCGACGCGATCCGGTTGCGCGGGACGCGAGCGGTAGATGTGCGAATCGGGGCTGTTCCTATCGAAGGCATGGATTAAGCCAATCGGTATTTCGTAGCTTGCGGCATCACCCCGGATTGTGTCCCAATCGTGCCGCAAGCGCCAGCCTATCAGCCGCAGTCGAACTTCAGCGAGAGCGAAGGCAGCGCCGGCCGCAGCCTGATCTCGCTCGCGGCCGTCGACAACGAGTTCGCGCGCATTGCCACCACGGCCAATGCGCTGCGGGCCAACCTGGCGCTGATCCAGAACGACGACGGCACGCTGCGCGACGGGGTCGTCACGGCGCTGGCCCTGACCGCAGACGCCATCGCGGCCATCGCTTCGGCCGTGGATACCGTGCAGGGCCCGGAAGGCCCGCAGGGGCCGATCGGCCCGACGGGTCCGCAAGGCCCGGTCGGCGCCACCGGCCCGACTGGCCCCGAGGGTCCGGATGGGCCCACCGGCCCGCAAGGCCCGCAAGGCTACAGCTTCGAGCCGAACGCCACCTCGTTGCTGCTCTCGGACCGCGACGCCTACGACAGCGAGCCGGCCGGGTTCTCGTTCCTCGCGCTCGACGCGGGCGCGATCTATTTCCGGGTCGGCGCGAGCGGCTGGACGGCGCCGATCCCGTGGGGCCAAGGCCCGCAGGGTCCGGAAGGCCCAGCCGGCCCGACGGGGCCGCAAGGCCCGACCGGCCCCGAGGGCGGCACCACGCCTGGCTCGATCACGCCGGCATCGCTCTCGACTGGCGGGCCGAGCTGGTCGACTGCTGGCGTCCTGACGGTCGGCGCCGGGCCGGCTGCCGCGCTCGACGCGGCCACAAAGGGCTACGTCGATTCGGCGGTCGCCGCGGTCGCCGCGGTGCCGTCCGGCGTCATCCTTATGTGGTCCGGGTCGATCGCATCGATTCCGACCGGCTGGCGCCTGTGCGATGGCACGAATGGCACGCCGGACCTGCGAGATCGGTTCATCGTCGGCGCGGGCTCGAGCTACGCGGTGAGCTCGAGCGGCGGCTCGGCATCGGTGTCGATCGGCACCGCGAACCTGCCGTCGCACTCGCACACCTTCTCGGCGACCAGCTCGTCGGCCGGAGCGCACGCGCACAGCGGATCGACTTCCGCCGACGGCGCGCACACGCACACCGAGAACGCCGGGTCGGGCGACGGCGGGGCCACCACTGCGGTCACCTCCAACGCAACGCAGGTCTCGGCATCCGGCACCGTCACCGCGACCCAGACCGGCTCCGGCGGCACGCACTCGCACTCGATCAGCACCAGCACCGCCTCGTCGCACGCGCACACCGTGAGCGGCACGACCTCTTCCGTGGGCAGCGGCACTGCCCTTGAGAACCGACCCCCGTACTACGCGCTCTGTTTCATTTTCAAGGTCTAAGGAGCAGTCATGCCCATCGTCACCAGTGACATCAAGATCCGCCTCTCGGGCGGCGCGTCGAACACCGACCCTAACCTCGCGCTTGGCGGCGCGAAGTCCTCGACCGAGGCCTCGACCAACTTGTTCGACAACGTGTCGAGCGCAGAGGCGAGCGCCGGGCACACCGATTACCGGTGCGTCTACATCCACAACAACCACGGGACGCTTGCGCTGCAGTCGGCAAAGGTGTGGATTCACTCGAACACGCCGTCGGCCGACACCGAGGTCACCATCGCGCTGGCCGGCGAGGGCGTGAACGGCACGGCCGAGACGGTCGCCAACGAGAACACGGCGCCGAGCGGAGAGACCTTCGCCCTGGCGGCCACCGAAGGCGCTGCGCTGTCGATCGGCAACATCCCGGCAGGCCAGCATCAGGCGATCTGGATCAAGCGCGTCGTAGGTGCGTCTGCGGCTGCCTACACGGGCGACGGGTTCACGATCCGCGTGAAGGGCGATACTTCTGCATGATAAGTCATTGATTTAAAACGACTTTTCAGAATGAAGAAGCCAGGCACCTTCGACGCTTCGCTCTTCGACAACTGGTCGCGCGAGCTGGCCTACCTGATCGGCGCAACGCTGACCGACGGGTGCGTGCATTCGGCAGACTATCTGTCCGGCGGCTACGTCTACAGGCACCGCGCCGTCGAGTGGAACGTCGCCGACCGCGACTGGCTGGAGACGCTCAAGCGGATCATGTCGGCGACGCGCGAGATCCGCACCTGCGAGCGGCGCCACGGCACCTACTACCTGCTGCGCGTGCAGGGCCAGGAAGTGGTCGATGCCTTCGCTCGCTACGGCGTGCTGCCGCGCAAGACGATGACGTGCCGAGTACCGGGCGATCTTCCTGCCGAGCACTTCTACCACTTCCTGCGCGGCGTGATCGACGGCGACGGGAGTGTGATGGTTCGCGCTGGGGGGAAGTTCAACCGCCCCGGATACAAGCGCCTGGTGGTGTCGATCGCATCGGGCAGCGAAGCGTTCCTGCAAGACATTCAGAAACGAGTTGGCGGGAGCATTTCGTACACGGGGACGAAAGGCCACGCCGTGTATCGCCTCGTATTCGACTGCGGCAAGGCCGCCGATCTGCTTAAGAAGGTCTACGCCGACTCGGATCTGTTGAGGCTCGAGCGCAAGTACCGCAAGTGGGCCGAGTTCTGCGAGTCCGGCGAAGGCTACCTGCGGAGGGTTGCGTAGATGCTCTCGCTCGACCCCACCACCCGCGCCGAGTACGACGCAGCCGAGACGCCATCGGCGCGTGCTGCGGTCGTCATGGCCGCGATCACCGGCACCGTCACGGCGACTGTCTACGACGGCTCTGACGTGGCGCGCGGGTCGGGAACGATGCAAACGCCATGGGCGAGCATCGTGGGGTCGCGGCTGGTCATTGGCGAGCTCGCCGACTTCATGGTGACGAACGGCGGCACGCCGGATGCGGACTGGTATCTCGCCTTCGAGGCCGGCTCGCGCTGGATGCGCGGATCGTTCGGGCTGTCGGGCGCGGACTTCAACTGGTCGCTGGCGACGTTCGCGACGGGGCAGAGCGGCCGGCTCGGCACGGTCGAAGTGCAGGCGCAGGGGTTCGTGCCAGTTGAGGGCCCGTACTCGGCGCAGTGGAACCTGATGACGTTCGCTCAGGCGAGCCTGTCGCCGTCCTGGTCGGTGGCGGATGGGTCGGCACAGGCGCTTGATGCAAGCGGGGTTCCGAACCCGATCCAGATCAATCAGGGTGGAACATTCGACTTCGCCGACTACATCGTTGGCGGCGTTCCACCGTACTCGGTGGCGCTCGGGTCTGGATCGTCGCTGCCGCTCGGGGTGACGAAAACGGGGCCGACTACTCTGGCGGCTGGATCGAGCGCGCCGGTCGCGCTTTCCGGCGACATCGTGTTCGACGTTGACGACAGCGCGGTGGCGGCTACGCTTCCCACGTTCGGCGTGCTGTCGAGCGTTGGCGGGTCGAATCTGCCGTTCGCCTTCGGGCATGTGTTCAAGCAAGGCGATGTGCCGAGCGGGTCGTATGTGGATAGCGACCTGACCGACTGGCAGTGCGTCCCGACGACGACCTGGCCGGACGGATCGCTGCGTCACGCGATCATCGCGGGCCGGGCGACCTGCTCGGCGCAGGTGCTCAGGGCCGCGCAGCTCTCGGTCGCGGGGACCGACCGGGCCGGCACGGCGCTCACGCCGGCCGATCTGGCCGCGGCGCTGGCGGCCGTGACGGTGCAGGGCGGCTCGCAGGTCATCACGCTCAACGACCTCGTGGCCACGCCGTTCAAGACGGTGCTGACCGGGCCGGTCATGTCGCAGTGGATCTTTCGCGCGCCGGTTCCGGGGTCGAATCACCTGGTCGTGCTATTCGAGTTGCGGCTCTACAAGGGCGGGCGCGTCGAACTGTTCCCGCCGAAGGTGGAAAACGGCTACCTGTTCACGGCTGGTCCGACCAACGATGTGCGGACCTGGACGCTGACGATCGGTGGCGTCGTGGTATTCAGCGCCAGCATCGACATAAAGCACCACGCGCACGCCTACCTGCTGGACAATTCGGCCTCGTCTTTCAAGCACTTCTCCTACTGGATCGGTGGCGATCCGCAGATCGAGCCGGTGCATGACGTTGCCTATCTGAAGGCCACGAAGGCTGTCCCGAACTATGGCTGGACGACGCAGGAATCGACGCTTGCCGGGCTCACGCAGACCTACACGCCGATGTGGCGCGGCAACGTACCGTCCGCGATGGGCGCGGCCGGGTTCCAGGGTCACATCGGCGTTCTGCCGAACTGGCAGGCGGCCTACCTGTCCAGCAATGCGGATGCCCGCGCCTATCGCTCGGTCCTTGCGAACGGCCACGCAGCCGGGTCGTGGTCGATCCACTACCGGGATGCGGTGACCAATGAGCCGCCGCTCTACACGGACTGGCCGAATGCGTCGATCGAGTGGGGCGGCACGCCGTCGATCCCCAGCGGGACAGGCGGCACGGTCGGAACAGAGGATCAGGCGCACCAGCCCTCGATGGCCTATCTGCCATGGCTGCTGACTGGCCGCTGGTACTTCCTCGACGAGATCCTGTTCTGGAACTTCCGCAACTACCTGGCGCAAAGCTACGTCACACGGGAGTACGCGAACGGCCTGTATCTGAACGAGCAGGTCCGGTCGCGAGGGTGGAACATGCGCACGCTTGCGCAGTTGCTCTCAGCACTGCCTGATGGAACTGGCGCGCTGGCCCAGCACCCGGCGTTCACGAGCATCAAAGCGGCGTGGGAGAACAACGTCGCGGCCTACGAAGGGTTGTACGTAACCGGCACGCGCAGCGCCGGAGCGTATGCGAACAATCTCGGGTGCCTGGGACTCTACGGTGGAAACGGCACGAGCCCCTATGGCACCGAGGGCACGCACTGGTGGGATGCCCCATGGATGCAGGACACCTTGATTCTGGCGTTCGGTCATGCGTGGGATCTGGATGTGCCGCAGAGCGTCGGCGCCAAGGCGTCGCACTTGGCCGTGCGTAATCACGGCTACAAGCATGCGGTCGGGGTGGCCGGGCCAGGGTCGGCCGGCACCTATAACTGGAGGCACTTCGGAAGCTACTCGATGCCGTATGCGGCAGACAGCGTGGGCGTGCCGCCGGAATCCTGGCTTGCCGACTGGGGCGCGGTATACGCCGTCTACCAGCAGTACGCGAACAGCGGGTGGACCGCGCTGCCGGACCCGGACCCTGACGACCCGAATGGCGCGATCTACTACGGGGCAAACCCTGTATCTGCTGGATCGTGGGCTGTTACTTCCGGCGTCGCGTTCCACTACGCAGCGCTCGTGATGGCGAAAGAGCATGGCGCGGCGGGAGCTGATGCGGCCTGGTCGCGCATCACGGGGTCACAGAGCTGGCTACTTGCGCCGGCCGACTTCCGCGCGACCCCGGTCTGGTCGTTCTATCCGAGGAATGCCTGATGACTCGTGACCAACTCGTCGCAATGAAATCTCGTCCCGCGAAGGTTCCGTGCGGTTCCTGCCGGGCCTGCTGCAAACAGGATCGCGTTGTTTTGACCGAGGCCGAATCGGCGCGGTTTCAGTGGCACGAGGAACTCGGGGAGCGTGTGCTGGACAGGAAAACCAACGGTGAATGCGTCTACCTGACGGATCGGGGCTGCTCGGTTCATGATGCGCCGCCGGACATTTGCGCGCGGTTCGACTGTCGCGTGCTGTTCCTGCTGACGAACAAGGCCAAGCGCCGCCAGCGAGTCAAAGAGAATCCGACGATGCGATCGGTTTATGACGCAGGCAAGCGCCGCCTTGACACATTGGAGGCCGCATGACTCGGGTCAGCATCACGCGCAAGATCAATGTCCGTGACCCTGCCGCATATCCGGCCTGGTTGGCCACGGCGTCCGGCGGGTCGTTGCCCGGCGTGCATGAATGGGTCGAGATTCCAAACTCCAAACTGTCCGAGTGTCCGATCACGTGGGGCGGCCCTGGGACTGTGCCGCCGCCAAATACCGGCACCAGCACGCCATCGCAGGCGAAGTGGACGGCGTGGAACGGCGCGGCGCTGAAGCACTCGGGGAGCGTCTACCAGATTGCTTGCTCTGGCGGGCACGGTGACTACGCGGGAAACGAAGTCAACGCAATCGCACTCGGCCAGGACACGATCACAGGCTGGCAGGAGTTGCATCCGCCAAGTGCCTACGACGACATCATCAACAACGCCGAGTATTACCTGGATCTAACGCCGTCCTCGATCCACACATATTGGGCGCTGCAATTCGATCAACTGCGTAACCGGCTGATGCGGGTGTCGAAGTCGGGGCTTTTGATGTTGGGCATCCCGGAACCGCCGTCAGGGTGGGGCTACCCTGCCGGATCTGGAGGGATGGCCGCGTTCGATGCGGAAACGAATAGTTGGCTTTACCCCGGCACCCTGGCTGCGATGCCAGCCGGCGGGACTGATTATTCCGCATGCTGTAGCGATCCAACGACCGGGGATGTGTATTGGGTCGCGCAGATGGGCTACGCGGTGCAGAAGTACACGGCGGCAACAAACACATGGTCGTTCGTTGGCAACTCGAACAACGGCACCGGTTATTGCGGCATGGCGCTCGATCACACGCGCGGCAGAATTCTGAAAATCGGCGGGTACAACGACACTCCTTCGGCCGGATATACGCCAAAGGTATTTTCGATCCCTGACGGGGCAAATATCGCGGTCACGTTTGGCGGGTTGGGCGAAGGCCCGATTTCATCGGCTGGCCAGTACCCGGGTTGTGTGTACGACTCGGAGAATGACTGTTTTTGGGTCATGTTCGGAGCCAACGCAGACGAGTCAGGGGCGACCGAGATTACGTTGTATCGAGTAGATTCAGGCACCTGGGAAGTGACTGCTCCAACGATGTCAGGAACGATCCCGAAGGGGCCAGTGTATGGCCCGATGGGAAAACTCCAGTATGCGCCTGAGCTTGGTGGCCTGGTGATCGCAAATCGGTTTTCTGAAAACATGAAGTTTATGAGGACTTCCTGACATGGCAGTCGCTATCGCCAACACGACAAAGAGCGGGGGCGCACCGTCAAATGGTGCTTACTCGATTTCGGTAGCTCGCGCATCGGGCGAGGGGCTGCTTGTCGGCGTTCATTATGAGTTCAACGGCGGTTCCACAGCCGACACGATTACATCGGTTGTATGGGATTCTGCGGGCGACAATCAGTCGTTTACCCATGTCCTGACGCAACAGCAAACTTATGCGGTCGATGATGTCCATCCAAGGTGGCTAGCGGTCTATGTGCTGGCAGCACCGACATCCGCCAAGACTGGCAACATTACAGTTACTTTCTCGGGTTCAAACAATAATTCCGCTGCTGTAATTGTCCGTCACATAACGGGCCATGATACGGCCGCGATGATCTCAAATTCCGCGAAGCGGTTTGAGGCGGATATGCCCGCGAACGATTTACCGATAACGGTTAATTCGGCGACTGGTGAGCTTGTTGTTGCGTTTGCTGCGGCTAGAAACGAAGTTGGCTATTTTTCTGCGGGCGACACGTCCGACTATAGTGAACAGGCAGCCTTTGATTCGTCGCGCTCGATTATTTCCGGTAGCAAAGCGGGCGCTTCAAGCGTAACGGCCACTTTTGATTATGCGGAAGTCACGCATTACGACAATGCGCTGGTGGCGGTGTCTATCACGCCAGCGGACGCATCAGCAACGATCACGCTGACCCCCGACCCGGCTTCCGTCCAGGTCGGCGGCACCAGAACCTTCACCGCCACCCGCAGCGCCCCGGCCGGCGCGGGCGGGGTGACATACAACCTGACCAGCAGTGACACCGGCAAAGCGACTGTCCCTGCCACGGCGACGATTCTGGAGGGGAATTCGTCGATCACGTTCAACGCGACTGGCGTTGCGGCTGGAAGCACGACGATCACGGCGACGAATGCTGCGGATAGCGGAGAGACGGATAGCGTAACGCTGACGGTCACGGCGCTGACGAAGAAGCTCAAGCTGCTCGCGCACGCCGACGCACAGGGAGACTCTGGCGTGGCGGGCGCGGTGTGGAGCGCCCCGGCCGGCTCGAACATCACCGGCCCGACCAAGTACGGCGAGTTCACTGGAGCGACCTTCGAGGCGGCGCTGGAAGGCGGCAAGGCCGTGCTTAAGGTTCCGGTGGCCGACTTCGGCGGCTCCGCGCTCACGACCTCCGACACGCCGGTCGCGCTGGTGCGCAACGCTACGAACACGACCGGGATCATCAGCTGCACCGTGATCGAGGAATGACATGGCCGATGCCTGGTTCCCGATCGACGGCGAGGCTTGCGAAGCCCCCGCGGCCCTGCGCTTCACGCGCCAGGGCTACGGGCGGCTCACGCGCGCCGACGGCACGCTGATCTCGCGGCACCTGGTGGCCGAAGAAGCCTACGAGCGGGCGTCGAAAGAGCCCGGCGTGTGCTACTACCAGCCGCCCGCGGTGAAGATCGAGCGGGTCGTCATTACCGCACCTGCGGTCGGTGAGATCGACGGGGGCGGGGTGCTGTGAGCGTCGCGCCGAGCTGGTTCGACCTCGACGGCTGGTATCTGCTCGAGAGCGAGCCGGTCACCGCCGACTTCGCGCCGACGTTCGACATCTTCGAGCCGGTCAGCCCGGCCGAACTTGTCGTCTCGTTCGATCTTGAAGGCGGCGCGGTCTCGGCGGATTACACCGCCGAGTGGGAAACGCTGGCCTCGGTCGGACCGGCGTCGGCGACGTTCTCGTGGGATGCGCGCGAGGCAATCACCGCCGACCTGGTCGTCGAGTTCGACAACGACGGCACCACGGTCACGGCGGACTATCTCGTCTCGTTCGACCTGGGCGGCACGGTCTCGCAAGACTACGCGGCATCGTTCAACCTCGCCGGCTCGATCAGCGCGAGTTTCCCGCAGTCGTGGTCGATCATCGCCGCGGTGGCGCCGCGATCCTACGCGCCGGCCTGGGACATCCGCAACTCGGTCACGCGCGATCTCTTGCCCACATGGGCCACGATCGCTTACGTCGAAGCGGATTTCGCGACCGAGTATTCGATCACCGACCTGAACCCGGTCTCAGCGGACTTCTCGCCGGGCTGGGACATCGACGAGCTCGCGGCGGTCTCGCGCGACTTCTCGCCGGCGTGGCTGCTCGGGTTCCTGACCGAGTACGAGATTGCCTGGTTCCCGCGCACCGTCGAGGGTGCGGACACCTGGGCGCCGGGCAGCATCTCGTCGGTCGTCGCAAGCTACACGATCGAGTTCTCGATCGTCGAGTCCGTGGCCGCAGACTTCTCGCCAGGCTGGGAGATCGGCGAGGTGGGCGAGATCGATGGCGGCGGCGACCTGCCGTTCCCGGTCACGGCCGACTTCACGGCGACCTGGGACTCGACATCAAATCCCGAGCTCGACTACGCGCCGGCGTGGGATGTCCTGAATGCCGTCTCGGCCGACCAGGCGATCACCTGGAACACGACCGCCTCGATCACCAAGGACTTGCCGGGGTCGTGGAACATCGCCGCGCTGCCGGGCACCGTCGCGCGCGACCTTCAGCCGAGCTGGAACATCACCGCCGCGGTGTCGGCGGACTTCTCGCCCACCTGGGACACGATCCGCGCCGTCACGCTGGCCTTCTCGCCGGTCTACTCGATCCTGTCGAACGAGGACATCGTCGGTATTCGCCCCTACGCGCTGCGGATGGCCGATTACCCGGTCGCGAGCCGCACGGCCCGCGTGCAGGTCGTGGTGGGTTCTGGGAGCCCGGCTGGCATCACCCTGCAGGCGGTGTCAGAGACGCCCGGCTTCGTCGCGGTGTCGGCCGATGCGCTCACCGACGCGAACGGCGACGCGGAATTCACGCTCGACTTCCTCGCCGTGGGCCAGTCGGCGATCACTTTCACAGAGCCGGTGAGCGGGAAGGCTGGCTACCTGCTGGCCAATGCGAGGGAGGCGCACTGATGGCGGTCGATTCCTTGATAGAGGGCGTCGCCGCCCTGGCCGCCAAGTGGTGGCCGACCTTCGTCGGGGCGCTTGTCTCGATGCGCTTTCAGCCGCCCGAGTCAACGAGAATCGATCGGGCGTTCTCTGCTGCCTCTGGCGTGGGCCTGTCGATGTTCGCGTCGCCGGCTATCGTCGATTGGGCAGGCGTCACGTCGATCCCGGTGGCCCAGGGGATCGGCGGCGCGGTGGCGCTCTTCGGCTTGATCGTCGTGGCCGAGATCATCGCCGGAATCAAGGGCATCGAGGCCCCAAAGCTGCTTCGGGACTTCGTTCGAAAACTTCTGAGGCTCGACCCATGATCACGACCCTGCTGCTGTGGGTCTCGCTGTCGATCATCGTTGCCGCTGCCGTCTACGTCGTGCTGGCGCCTTGCGTGCCGGGCGGCTGGGTCTCGGCACTGTTCATCGGCGGGGCCGCCGTGTTCGCGCTTTCCGGGTTCGATCAGCCTGATCCGCCGCGCTGGGTGGTCGGCCTGCTGACTTGCCTAGCCGGTGCCACCGGCTGGGCCTGGTGGTCGTGGCTGCAGCACCGGCGCCACCTGAAACGCTACCTCGAGCGGCGAATGCTGTGATCGTCGGCATCGACCCGGGCCACGGTCTCGCGTCGAGATCCTGGGGCCAGTTCGACCCCGGCGCCGTCTACGCGGGCGTCCGCGAGGCCGACGTGGTGCTGGCCGTCGCGCACCACCTGCGCGACGAGTGCCTGTCCCGCGGCTGGTCGGTGGCCATGACCCGGCGCGACAACGACGAGCCCTCGGCACTGCGCTACCGGGTATCGAAGCTCAGGGCTGCCGGCGCGGACTGCATAGTGTCGATCCACTGCAACGCGGCAGCGTCGCCGCAGGCCCACGGCACCGAGACGCTGCATGCCGGGTATGAATGGGTCGCGGCCGCGGTGAACAAGCGCGTGTGCGGCGCGCTGGGCACGCGCAATCGTGGCGCGAAGCACCGGTCGGATCTGGCCATCCTACGCTACGAACGCATCGCGATCCTGGTCGAGCTCGCGTTTCTGTCCAACGAGCGCGAGCGGCACATCCTGACCGATCCGCACTGCCAGCGCGAGGCGGCGATTGCGATTGCGGCCGGCTTGGCCGAGACGGTGCGCCGATGATTCCCCGCGCATGGCTCTACCTCGCCGCCGCTGGCGTGCTGGTCGCGGCCCTTGCCTGGTCGCACGGCGCTGCCTACCGCCGAGGCGTGGCGGGCGAGCGGGCGAGCTGGCAGGCGGTCGAGCAGGCGCGGGTCAACGCGATCAACGCCGAGTGGCTGGATCAGGCGCGGCGGCTGGACAAGCTGCACGTCGAGATAGAGACATTGCGCGCCCGGCCCGAGCGGGTACGGACGGTCATCAGGGAGGTGCGAGTTGAAGCGGATGCTGATTGTTCCAGCCTTCCTGGCTCTTGGCGGTTGCTTTGGGACGCCGCAGCCGATCCTGGTCCGGCCGGCGCCGCCGCCAGCTTGGACGATGCAGGCGTGCCAGCCGTGGCCGGCGCTCGGCGGTGAGGGCCGCGTGCCGCTGGAGGATGCCGCGCAGGCGGTCAGATCCGCGGCGGTGGCTCATTCGGACTGCCAGGCGCGGCACGAAGGATTGATGCGCTACGTCACCGACGTGGTGCAGCCAGAGTAGTTGAGGGAGTTCCCCCGGCGGCGGCGAAAGGTCGCCGGGGTTTTTTCCTCGCTGCGCAGGTGTCTCCTCCGGTCGTTGACCGTTAGCCCTGGCCTTCGGGCCGGGGCTTTTTCATGCTCACCACGTCCCGGACGTAGACTGGGTGCAGGCCGAGCCTCCGGGCCAGGTCGTCAGCGGTCAGCAGCATCGCGCACCCGATAGTCATGGAACACCGACCCGAGCGCAGGATTGCCTACTCGGCAGTCTTTGATCCAGACTCGCCTTCCAGTACGAAGGGTGCGCCAGTGCCCGCGCCGTGTGTGCGCTCTCGGGCTTGCGTGCGTGCCGCCGAGCCCATCGCGCTGCTCAGACTTCGGGCCACCGACGACGACCGTCTGCCACGAGTACCGCAGTGGTGGTTTGCCCTTCGCCATTCTGCGTTTGCTCGTCAGGCCGAGATCCGGTTCGGATGCGAACGCTTCGACCGATCCTGCGTCGAGTCTGGTGACGAGCCGGTGAATCAGCGCTAGGCACAGGTGTACGGTTTCGCGCGGGATGCCCTCGATTCGATGCAGCCGCAAACCGTCCGGCGTCTGGAAGTACACGAACGGCCCAATCTGCTTATGCTCGCCACGATGCAGGAAGTCTCCGGCCACCGTTACCGACGCCTGGGCACAGATTGCCAGTAGCGCGCATTCATCGCCGCGAACATCACTCGCCACGATCATCGTGCGCTGGAATGGCAGTCGAGCGATTCGATCATCCGACCAGTCGAACGTTTCGGTTTCGCCGCTCATCGTGCCAAGGTCGAACCAGTGCGCGCCGTCACCGGGATAGGGCAGGATGCGCGCCCATCGCTGGATGAGTGGGGTCACGCCGAGGCCCTCCACGGATGGGCCATCGTCGGCGCGTACTTACGTGTGCGCACGTAGCAGCCGCACGACTTGCTGTTCCCAGAGCGCACATTGCCCCATCGCATGACAACCGTCCTGCCGCAGTCGCAGCGGCAGCGCACAAGCACCTTGCCGGCGTCATCTCGGCCTGCGGCTGCCAGCACGACGAGCCGATGATGCCTCTCGCCGATGCGAGGCTCGATTGCTTTCGCCCGCCCCGTTGCAGCTGCGGCTTCGGCGCGCAGACATCCGCAAGATCGCGAGTGACCACTACGCAGCATATCGGTGGTGACGATTGCTGATCCGCCACATTCGCAAGAGCACAACCACCGATACTTTCCGTTGATCGTGATGCCATCCAAATCTACGACAATCAGCCTGCCGAATCGCTGATCCGTGAGGTTGTATTTCATCCTTCCCTCCGGTCAGCAGCATCGCTCGGCGGTACGGTGATGCCGGGCCATTGCCCAAAGCTGCGGTACATATCCTCAAGATCGCCGTCCCACGGAATTAGGCTGCGGGTTGGGTCGTGCATTCCCCACTCGCGCCCGCATCGTGTGCAGCCGATCTGCCGTGAAGTCGCACTGAATACCCGCTGCACAATGTATTTGTGCCCAAGCAAGGCGCATAGCAATCTCTCGATCATCCTTCCCTCCGCTCGCTCGGCTGCGCGAGTCCGCGCCATTGGCATTGTGGGCAGGGATACAGTCTCACCCACTCGCCTCGCCAATCCTGCATTTCGAATTGCAGCTTGCGATAGAGGAAAAGGCTAGTACAGCGCCACTCATACCAGCCATCCCGCACCGGCTTGATGCTCGCCGGGTACCACGCTGTGCGCTTCATTTCTCCCTCCGTTCGACTTTCCACGGCATCCCGGCCCGCCTGCGCAGTTCGTGCCGCCATGCGTAGCTCGCGTCCTGCTCGGGTTGCTCACCAAAGTGGGGCTCTCCTTCGTCGTATCCGCAGGCCCAATTGATTGCAGAGCGCAGCCGTTCAATCTCGTCAAGGCACAGCCCGAGCGCAGCGACAGCCCCAGCCGGTGCGCACCCGTGCATTTCGCCGGACCACCAGCGCATGGCCTGTTCCGGCGTGCGGGTGTCTAGCCCGTAGTTGATGCGCCAGACTCGGATCGTTTCGGCGTCGATCATTTCTCCCTCCGGTCGCTCGGCTGCGCGAGTCCGCGCCATTTGTCGAGGCGGTGCCGACAGAAAATCGTCGGCATATCGGTGTGCCGCATCGTCCAACGCTCGCCATTCCATCGCCGGAGAATCGGCCGGCGATCCAGCGCAAACTTCACTTCGTACAGGCCAGCCCGAGCCGGCTTCACGCTCGATGGGTACCACGGTGTGCGCTTCATTTCTCCCCCCTTGCGGCGTCGAGAGCGGCAATGATTGCGTCCTGCAAGTCGAGGTCACGGTGCCCGCCTAGAGTGCGGGCCAGTAGATCGCGCAGCCGCTCGTTCTCCCGCTCCAACTCATCCGCATGGCGAGCGACCTGTTGCATCATCCCGAGCGGGTCTGATGTGTCAATCTCCATGTCACTCTTAATGGTTGACGCGAGTCCGATTGCCTCCCAAAGCGTTGTCAGTTCTTTCTCCGCCGCGTCGAGCCGGTCGAGCAGGGCGGCGATCTTCCAGTCTCTGAAGGCCAGTTCTCCCGCAATGTCGGACTTGGCATGTAGGCCCTCGGCGGTCATGGCGGAGACATGCCGTGAGTAGTGTCCTCCCTGCCTGTCGAGCATCATGTGGTCACGTTTGGCGTATTCACTCATGCTTCATCCTCCTGCCGATCTCTGCTGCTGCTCGGGTGATTGCGCGACGGGTTGCGGCAGAGAGATCGTTGCCGCACTCATCTGCGCGGATACCGCCGTCGTCGTGGGGGCGCTCATTCCACTCGTATGCGTCAACTGCCCACGGCAAAACATCGACCCGCAAACACAGCTTCACCGCCAGCCGCAGTGCATCGCCGTCGTCAGCGAGCGGGTTCCATCTCGGCAGCGACTTGTGATGGCCGCTTGGTAGCGTTATCGACAGACCACAGTCGAGCCGATCTGCGCCGTATTCGATCTCCGCAGCCTTCGCTGCAAGCTCCAACAGGTCACGGCCATTCATCGCTCTGCTCCTTGATCCCTCGCTGCAAGCATTGCGTCGGCGTACTCATATGCCAAAGGCGGAATGCCGACCTTACCAGGCAGAGTGAGGACTCCGTCTGCTTTATGGATATGCACCTCGGCCCCGGATGCAATGAGCGCATGCATTGCCTTCGCTGCGAAGTAGTCGCGTAATTTCATGTCGTCACTCATGCTGCATCCTCCTGCCGATCAACGATTCCGTACTGCGCCAGTGCGGCTCGGGCGTACCTCTCGGCGTACTCATGCAGCCACGGATCACTCGTCGGGTCGTCATGCGGCGGCAGCACGACCGGCGGGGTGGGCGCTGCGGCGAGCATGGCGGTGTACGAATCCATGACTTCCGCCGTATTCGCGGACACGATGCCGCCTAAATCGGGTGCGCGTTGCATCGCCTCTCGTCCGGCGTCCACCATCAGGCCAGTAGGCT